AGATCAAGAAGGCCATCACGGTGGTGGATGGCAAGGCCGTCTTCACCGACACCGGGGAGATCGTCGACGGCGTGGAGCCGTACATGACGGAAGCTGAGCTGGTCATCAGATCAAACAAGAAAGGAGATGACAATAAGTGAACATCACCAGAGGGAAAGTACCGGGTGCTGTAAAGGTCGTCATCTACGGTCCTGAGGGCATCGGCAAGAGCACATTCGCAAGCAAGTTTCCCGGAGCCGTGTTCTGTGACACGGAAGGCTCCACGAATCACATGGATGTGGCGCGGTTCGACAAGCCGGAGAAGTGGATGGACATCCATGCTGCACTCGACTGGGCCATTGAGCATCCGGATCAGATCGGCACCTTTGTCCTGGACACTGCTGACTGGGCTGAGAAGCTCGGCACTCGGTACGTGTGTCAGGAAGAGGAAATCGACAAGAAGGGCACTGTGCGTGGATGGGACAGCATCGAGACTCCAGGATACGGGAAAGGATATGTCTATCTCAAGGCGGCATTCCAGAAGATGCTGGACAAGATGCAGACACTGGTCGACAAGGGTGTGAACGTGGTCATCACTGCCCACGCCATCCTTAAGAAGTTTGAGCAGCCTGATGAAATGGGCAGTTATGATCGCTGGGCACTGAAACTCAACGAAAAGAACGTGGCACCGCTTGTCAAAGAATGGGCCGACATGGTTCTCTTTGCCAACTACAAGACGGACGTGGTCAAGTCTCAGGAAGGCAAAATGAAGGCCAAGGGCGGCCAGAAGCGCATCATGTACACACAGCACAGCGCGTGCTGGGATGCAAAGAACCGTTTCGGACTGGACGATGAGATCCCGTTCGACTATGAGCAGATCGCGCACATCATCAAAGATCATCCCGTCGTGGATGCTCAGCCGGTGCACGTTGATCCGGATCCTGATCCGGTGCCGGCGGCCAAACCGAAAAAGTCCAGGAAAGAACAAAAAGCAACTGTCACTGTCGACCGTCCGATCAGCATGAAGAGCGAGGATCCGGAGAAGGACAAGCTGCTCGAAAAGGTCTGGAAGAACATGTGCGATGCCGAAGTGCCTGATCCGCTGGTACTTCAGGCGGTCGTCGCTGAGCGCGGATACTATGACGCAGAAGTCCAGGTCAAGGACTACGAAATTGACTTTATTGAGGGCTGCCTGATTGATGCCTGGGATAAGGTCGTCGACCTGTGCAAGACTCGTTACTTTGATCTCCCGTTCTAAATTATGAAAGTGAGGATATAAAAAAATGAGTGAAGTAAATACCAAGGTTTATGACTTTGACGACATGATCACGACCGACGGTGAAGAGTCCTATGAAAGCGTAGTGCTCCCGGAAGGCAATTATCCTTTTGAAGTCATCAAAACAGAGAAGGCATTCTTTGATGGATCCTCCAAGATGCCGCCGTGCAACATGGTAAAAGTTTTCATCCGCGTGGATGGCGGCGAGTTGGGCAAGGCTCTGGCTGTTGAGAATCTGTATCTGTGCGAAAAGACAGAATGGAAGGCTGCTGCATTCCTCCGCAGTATCGGCATGAAGAAGCACGGCGAACCGATCCAGTGGAAGCGTCTCACGCAGGCGGACGGCGAATCCGGCCGGTGCCAGGTGTATGTCGATGAATACGAAGGGAAGAACGGAATCGTCAAGACCAACAAGATCCGCCGCTTCTTCGATCCGGAAGAACAGACAGCCAAGAAGGCTTTTAAGAAGGGTGACTTTTAATTGACCAGCATTTCAGAAGCACGCGAGATGCTCCAGCACATCCCATGCAGATCTCTCAATTATCAGGAGTGGTTGAATGTCGGCATGGCTCTCCATCAGGAGGGCCTGCCGTGCTCCCTCTGGGATGATTGGAGCAGAGATGACAACAGATATCATCCAGGCGAATGTGAGCGCAAGTGGGGAACCTTCGGAAACGGAGAGACACGGGTCACCATGGGAACCGTGTGGCAGATGGCCAGAGACTACGGCTGGGATCCTGTCAGCAATGTCAAGGTCTATGGATTCGATGACATGATCACGGTGGACGGCGAGCCGGTGGACACAAGCGGCTGGCATCATGAAGAGACGCAGCAGCTGCCTCCGCCCCCGGCGACCGTTGGATACAATGCCGCAAAGGATATCACGGATTACCTTTCACTGGTCTTTGAACCAGAGGAAAAAGTCTCCTATGTCATCAATGCCTATCAGGACGATGACGGAAAATGGAAGCCAGTTGGATCGAACAACTCCAGGACAGCAAAACAGCTGATCGAGAGCATCAAAAAGCATCCGGATGACATCTCCGACACTTTCGGAACGACGAATCCTGATGCCGGCGTGTGGATCTGCTTCAATCCGATGGACGGTGAGGGCCGATCCAATAAGAATGTCTCCGCGTACAGATATGCGCTGGTCGAAAGTGATACACAGGACATTGAAACACAGTATGCAATCCTGCAGGATCTGAAACTGCCCATCAAAGTACTTGTCCACAGCGGTGGGAAATCTCTACATGCCATTGTGAATATCGGTGCCGTTGACTTCAAACAGTATCAGGAACGGGTGGATTATCTCTACACCATTTGCAGAAAGCACGGCCTTGTAGTTGATACACAGGACAAAAACCCATCACGACTGAGCCGGTTCCCTGGCTTCCAGCGCGGCCAGAAACTTCAGTACATCGTCGCAAAGGACATCGGCATGAGTGATTATGTCGAGTGGAGACACTGGATCGAGGATGAGATGGTCGAGCCTCTGCCGGTGGTCAACCTGGGAGCGATCTGGAACGACATGCCGCCGCTGAAGCCTGAGCTGATCTCCGGCATCCTCAGACAGGGACACAAGATGCTGCTGGTATCGTCAAGCAAGGCCGGCAAGACTTTCGCTCTGATCGAGCTTGCAGTGTGCATCGCTCAAGGCAGACGGTGGATCGGTTTTCAGTGCAAACAGGGAAAGGTCCTCTACCTGAACATGGAACTGGATGAGGCATCATTCGACGACCGCATGAAAAAAGTCTATGAAGCGATGGATCCGGATTATCCTCAGCCGGAGAACATCGACATTGTGCACCTGAGAGGCAAAACAGAGAGCATCGACAAGCTGATCCCTCAGATCCTCCGCACGGCGAACCAGAAACAGTATGCCGCGATCATCCTGGATCCGACCTATAAGCTGGGCATCGGTGATGAGAATGCAGCCGAACAGGTTACAAAGTTCTGCAACGCTATCGACAAACTGGCGAACACTGGAGCATCCGTCATTTATGCACATCATCACAGCAAAGGTGCTCAGGGTGCGAAGTCATCAATGGACCGGGCATCCGGATCCGGAGTCTTCGCCAGAGATGCAGACGCTCTCCTGGACATGATCGAGCTGAGGATACCGGATGAAGCTGTCGATGAAGTGAAATCCGAATACGGTGATTCAGTCACCGCATGGAGAATGGAAGCCACACTGCGCGAGTTCCAGAGAATCGAACCGGTCAACCTGTTCTTCTCTTATCCGCTGCACGAACTGGACGCGACTGGGATCCTGAGCGACGCAAACCTGGAAGAAAACGAACGAAGCATGGAAAACGGTCGCGAGATGGGAAGCCTGGCGAACAAGATTAAAAAAGCAGCTAATGCTTCTGATCTTGCGAGGGCGATCCAAAGAGATGAAGACTTCGCTGGAAAGCGTAAAACACAGAAGCAGTATGCTGAAGAATTCGGAGTTTCAGATCGCACAATTCGAGATTGGATGCGGATGATAGAACAATGAGCAAAACCGGAAAAAGCGGAAACCTCAGTTTATATAGAGAGATTTCCTTCCTATATGACAGAGGTTCCTTCCTGAGGGAGGGAAGCGCGAAAAGCGCGCGCTTCCTCTCCTCTCAGGAGAGAAGGAACTAAGAAAGGATTTTCCTCATGAAAATCAACTTGAAAATGGATCCACCGACAGCAACCAGTCAGGAAAACAAGGTTGCGTTCGTCGGAGGAAAGATGATGCATTACAAGAGCAAGGGAGCCAAGGAGACTTTCAAGGTGCTGACCAAGGCTCTGAAACCGTACGCTCCGGAAGAACCGATGGACGGACCAATCCGGCTGGTTGTGCTGTGGAGATTCCCAAAGGGAAAGAGTCACAAGCACAACGAATGGAAGACCAGCAAACCGGACACCGACAACCTCCAGAAGGCACTCAAGGATGTGATGACGCGCCTGGGATTCTGGGTTGATGACAGCCGGGTGTGTGGTGAGCTGGTCGCGAAAATCTGGAGCGATGATCCTGGGATCACGATCCAATATGAACAGATGGGATCTGATAAGTATGACGACAGCTAAACCGCACATCAGATGTGTTGATTACTGGCCGGTTCACATTCCTGATATCTGCCTCGCTGCATATAAAGACATGATCGAAAGTAAGCAGATCAGCAACCATCATGTGATCTTCAATCAGCAGCTGGGCAGCTCCATCGTCGAGTATGATTCCACAATTCCGCATGTGTGGATGATCGACGAACTGAGGGAAGCGGCCATAGCTCATATCGAATAATCCAAACGGGAGATGAGAGACAAATGTTACAACCTGACGAACCAAACCGGTATAAAGTCACCGGCAAAGAATACCAGGCACTGCTCCGGCTGTTCGCCTGTGTGTCAGCACTGAAAGAAATCGAGCCACAGCTCTGGGAGCGTCTGGGACTGGTCAAGATGGGCAAGTGCGACTTCCGGAACGTTGCGAGCAAATTGGACCGAATCTCACAGGATCTGCTGGAATCAGTGCCGACCAAGAAGCTGCTGGCCATGCGTCGCGAACTGAAGGCTGTACGTGTGTATCTCCGGATCGGACCGGATGCGTCGCCGGCACGGTGTGACCAGGTGGTGTACATTCCGGAAGATGCGCTGATCAATCTGCTGAACCAAATTGTGCAGATGCACTGCTGGTGCTGTGAGAAGAAGGGCAAAGAGGTCAAGAAGTGCCAGTGGTTGCAGCTGATGGACGCTGTGCTGCCGTACAGTCCCGATCCTGATCTGGATCCGGAGGACGGCAGCTGCCAGATTGCTGGCAGGACATCAATATTGGAGGATGACGACAATGGATGAAATCATGAAGACGATCGAAGAATATCCCATTGAAAACCTGATCTTCTGTTATCTGAAGGACGGCAGAGTGAAGTCGTACCTGAAAGGTGAAGATTCAAACTACTGCCTGAACATGGCTCTGATGGTAGTCCTTCAGATTATTAAGGATCAGGTTAAGGAAGGCGAGGATCCCGAAGAGCTGCGTGTGAGCCTGTACTACGCCATCAATAAAATCTTTGATGAGGTGAACGACAATGGCAATTGACGCTGCGGAACGATTCCTGATCACTGAGGTGGCGAAAAGCACCGGGCTGAGCTATGCGACGGTGCAAGGCCGGATGGTGACACTGGGAATCAAAAATGAGAACGGCATCACGTATGCGGATATCAAAAGGATTGTGGGCTACCGGAACAAGGTCAGGAAGTCGAGTCAGTCGAAAATTGATCGGCTGAAACTGAACCTGAAAAATGATGGCTTTAATGTGAAATGAGGTGACAGGATGGATTGCTCAATTGATTGGATCGGTACACACTGGGCGATGGTATCCGGCGACGAACAGAGGCTGATCAACCTGATCCACAAGCTGAAGGAACAGCATCCGGACGAGGTGACGAT